AATTCTCGGAGACGTTGTTTGTGCTTGTTTTCTTTGAAACATTGTAGGTAAATGCTATGTTCCCACTTGAGAGCGTCTTTTGAAACGTGCTGGTCAAACCGACTAGCATCCAAGCCGACTGCAATTGGCTTGACAAAAGATTGCCACTTATCATGGAGAATGGTTGCTGATTGCTCAGCATTAAGACCTTTCATGATGGTGCGCTCTCCGAACATTTCATCTATAGCTTTGAATAAAGGTTTTTCTAAATGCTTGAGGTACCGACCCAACCTAAGATTAAATTTGGGATCTCTAGGTGATATGACCCTTGGTACAGGGTCAGCTTTGGAGGTCCGGTCGGTCTTCTCGTACTTGAGAAACACTTTGACTTTCGCATCTTCCTTCAGACAAAATCGTCCTTGTTTTATTTTGTCCAAAGCTTCCTGATACCTCATCCGCTTGCGGCCACTGTAGCTGTCAACAAAGGTTTGATGACTCACAGGGGCGGTCGATGGAAGAAGTGGTAACAGTGCTTTCCGCGATGAATAGAGAGTTTTGGCAAAATCAGCAGGTGCTGGACGGGGAGGAGTGATAAGCCCGTCACTACCCTTCACCTGGAAAACTCTCTCTTCAACAGCCCGTCTCAAGTTATCGAGGCTATCTGTGAATGGCAATAGTTGAATGTCAGGAGAAACGCCAGCCACTCTTACGTAGCGCCTTTCCTTAGGAAACCCCAAACGTTTCCGCCAGTACAAACGGTTAGCCTTGTCCAGTCCTACACCCTCTGACCCAAAGTCCATGAACTTCCATTCACTTCCTCGGTGTTTAATGTTAGTGTAGTTCTCTGTAGTACCAATTCCACAAGGCTGCCCACTGGCAATGCTTGGGCACCCCTAGCAGAGATCATCAGTGCCGGGTTCAACAACCCCGACACCAAACACAGTAGTCCAGAACCCGCTGAATGCGGATCGAGAATCCATTCTCTGCTGCCATTGCCTGGTAGCCATGGCGATACGGGCCTTCTGAAAATCCCGTGTTGGAACAAAACTCAAGAACAACGCCCTGTCTATGGCGTTATTTTTGTCTGTGGTGCGCAAATCTTTAAATCTTTCCTCCTCGAAGAATTTTTGCAACCACCTACGTGTAACCAACACATTGGCCTCTGAATAGGGACGCTCGCCGAATTTATTATAAGCTTTCTTAGCTACGGCTGCAGCAAAATTGCTGCGTTGTCCTTTCTTTAATTTGTGGGATACACGTTTACGTTCTTGAATTTTAGCAACATCCTCAACGAATTCTTTCGTCTTCTTATCCTTGATGGTTTGTATTACCATCTTGGTTTCACAGATAACATGTTGCTCCAGGAATTCTTCTGGGTCTTGCTCAACCTCATCCAATTTCGTTAAAATTTGGGTAGCATATAGCCCAGCAGGTCCGCCATTTCGCCATAGTTTCCAGGCACGCCCAAGCCAACGTGTGCCCCAGCTGGTGACCACGATTGTGCGTCCAACTACATTATCCACAACCTCGCCAACTTTCTCCAAGCCACACACTGCATCGGTTAGAACAGCATCACCTAAATCATCAACCTCAAGCTGCTCAACGAACTGGTTCTCCATTTCACCGCAGTTACAATTTATCCCCAAAATAATTGGTAGACCGGTGCTTCAAACCCGATAAACGAGAGATAATCGATACGCAGGAGACGCGCAAATCTCAGCCCGGG